ACCTGGAACCGATTTGGTATTGCTATATTGCCCGGGGGGATGTGCTAAAAGAGATTTGAGTGTTTATTTTCCAACTATCCGATTATCTGGGCAACAGGTGTGTTCTTTTGGCTACAGGCAGGCCAATGGAGTGGTACTCGAAGACAAAGCGCGCCTTACTTTTGGACCCGTTAAGACGGTGTGTGACACCTATTTTGGTGCACATTATGATTTTCTCAATACTACTACTTTTCGGGGCATGTGCATGGGATATTTTGTTTCGGAAACCAAGAAGCCTTATATTGCTGGTTTTCACCTCGGTGGTATTACCGGTACTAAAAGTGGATGTTCTGGCTTTGTGTTGAAGAGTGAATTGGAAGCAGCCATTTTAGAATTGGAAAGGATTCCTGGCTTTTCCACTCTCGCTGAGGAGGGAGATATTCCCACTGTATTATTCGAAGCCCATCTCGGTGAAGAAGGATTTATGATTGATAGACCAGTAGCTCCGCGTTGCCCTACTAACTTTCTACCAGAAGGCGCTGTCATTGATGTGCTTGGATCCTGCAAAGGAGCTGTGACGAACCACACTAAGGTTTTTGTCTCTCACATATCTGAATCAGTCACAGAAATTCTTGGTGCGGTTAGAGAGCATGGCCCTCCGCCTATGGGTCCGCCAATTGTGCCTTCTTGGCACAATTGGTCACTGGCAATGGCCGGCTTTTCGACGCCGGCTATTGGTCCTTTTCCGGGTGAAGTGGCTGTTGCTGTTCAAGATTATTTGCGTGGATTGTCTAGCATTCCTTTCGAGGATTTGGTACCTTTGGATATGCCGACGATTGTTAATGGCTTGGATGGAGACAAATTTTTAAATAGAATGCCACAAAACACGTCAGTTGGTTTCCCTCTGTCTGGAAAGTTGTCCAAGTTCTGCGTGGAGCTAGGGGCGATTCCAGGTCATGCTGTTAATTTTGCTATTGATGATGAAATCTTATCCACGTACGATCATGTTAAGGACTTATACGCAGATGGTCGAAGAGTGTATTCGGTCTTTAGAGCATCTTTGAAAGATGAGGCTGTGAAGATAGGCAAATTGAAAGTTAGAGTTTTTCAGGCCGCTCCAGTTGTGCAGAAGATGATTTTAAGGGAGTTCTTCTTGCCATTAGCCGCGCAACTAAGCATGTATCCATTGATTTCGGAGTGTGCCGTCGGTATCAACGCGTTTGGAAGCGAGTGGGGAGAGATGATGGAGCACGTTGAGACATACGGTACTCAGCGCATTGTAGCTGGTGACTACTCAGCTTATGATCAACGAATGCCTTCTGTTTTGACTACCGCCGCTTTTGATATATTGATTGAGCTTGCTCGGCGCGCTAAGTACACCGAGAGAGATATCAGGATCATGCAGTCAGCCATGGCAGATGTGGTCTATCCGTTGCTCGCATTTAATGGGACATTAGTTCAATTACACGGTGGCAATCCGTCAGGCCACAATTTGACAGTTTATATCAATTCTATCGTTAATTCTCTAATTAGCAGGATGGCTTTCCATTCTGTTTATCCAGACAAGGTTTTTAGAGAGAACATAGCACTTATGACTTACGGAGATGATGATATCGGATCCGTATCAGTCAATTGCCCAGGTTTTAATAACATATCTAAGTCTGAATACATTAATTATATAGGTATGAAATACACACCCCCTTCAAAGGAGGGGGAGCACACGATGTACCTCGCATTGGAGGAGGTTGATTTTCTTAAAAGAGGAGATGTTTACAATGCGGATTTAGGTCGTCGTATAGGAGTGCTAGATGAGGCCTCTGTATATAAGTCATTGCACACGCGCCTAGCATCCACCGAGATCGATGATCATGAGTGGGCTGGCTCTGTTGTCGACGGTGCCCTTCGGGAATTTTGTCCTAGGGGTAGGGAATACTATGAGGAGAAACGCAACCAATTGGGACAGGTTGCGCATCGTCATGGTTTTTCCGTACATAGCATTCATTTGTTTGATACTTATGATGCTATTGTAGAAAAGATATCCTAGAGTGCGTATTGGTTACCTGCTTCGAGATTGGTATGCTTCGAAGTCGGCTTGCGCACTGTTTATATTACCATTAACACGGGTGTCTATGAGTATAAGCTCCCATTGTGTATATTACTCGAAAATGTAAATAATGAAAATAATTTGGTCACATCTGATGATGTGACTGTGGGTATTAGTAACACCTACATTGAATATGGCGGTATACCGCAAGGGTTGGATGACCCGCTGGAGATTTCAAACATCTCTTTTAATGAAATTGTCACTGTACATAATTATGACGATTTTTCTTCTCGGAGGCTCCGAGACTACTACAATGTCCGTTCCTTTGGCGATACCGACTGCTTGCAATTTTTGCCTTACTCTGTTCTTGAGTCTTATTTTGCTTGTAGTCGTGCTTCTGCTCTTGCCCTTCTATCTGTGAGATCTACGCTATTGTACGAACCTCAATCTTTACTTACTGATGAGGCCGACTCTAGTGCTGTTGCAAACATTACAACGTTTTCTGATGACAACTCTGGTTTTGAGGCGGGTTTTATTTCTGCGAGAGATGATACGTACTATGTCGCAGATTCACCGGAGTTTAATCTAGATCGTTTTTTCTCTCGACCCGTGCGGATTGGTAATTTCTCTTGGACGGTGGGCACACCGTTTCCTTTTGTTTCGATTCCAGTTTTTAAGACTTTCTGGGAGAACAAGAGAAACGTAAACAGGGTTGCCAATTATCGAAACATGAAGTGCGATATGTGTGTGAAAATATTGGTCAATGGAACCCCCTTTCACTATGGGATATTGTTGGCTAATGTTCAGCCGGATCACAGATTTGATGACTTTCGTAATGTCAACGTTACAGAAGTGGGCTGTGTTCGAGCATCTCAGAATCCGCACCTGTTTCTTGATCCGACCACGTCTACCGGAGGGTGTTTGCGTTTGCCTTACACACACACCTTCAATTGCTTTGACATGACTCTCACTGGCGAATTGGATTCGGCTGGCACATTGCAAATTCGCGAATTAGTTCCGCTTGCTCATGTGTCAGGAGTGATCGAGCCTATCACTGTATCTATTATGGCATGGGCAGAGAATGTCGTGCTAGGAGCACCCACTTTCAATTCTCCTGTTGGTCTGGTACCACAATCAGGCGATGAATATGGACAAGGAGTTGTTTCTCGTCCTGCATTCATTTTGGCTAAAATAGCTGGCGCTTTGAGGTCCGTTCCTTATATTGGGCCTTATGCAATGGCTTCCGCTATTGGGGCAAATAGAGTGGGCAAAATTGCCCAAATTTTTGGTTTCGTTAAGCCAACAATAGTTTCCGACGTATCTTTTATGAATCCTCGATTTCAGCCTAACATGGCATCTGCCACGCAGCATGATCCCATTTTTAAGGCTACTCTCGATGATAAGCAGGAAGTCACGGTAGATCCCCGTGTAATTGGCCTCACTGGGCGAGATGAGATGGCTATAGTTGATATAGCCAAGCGGGAGTCATACCTCGTATCTTTTCCATGGTTGCAGACTTCAACTGTTGACACTCGCTTGTTGTCTGTTCTTGTGACTCCTAATCATTATAGGTCGGCTGGAACAGCTGGTATCAATCTTGAATACCATCAGACACCAATGAGTTGGGTTGCGACCCCTTTTCAATATTGGAGGGGAACTATGAGATTCAGGTTTACTGCTGTCGCTTCCACTTTTCATAGAGGGCGAATTCGTATAGTCTACGAACCTGGACTTGGACTGCCTAGCGTGGGAGCCGATTTTAACACGAATTTGACTCATGTTTGGGATTTATCTGAAGCTAAGGAAGCTGTTATCGAGGTTGGTTGGCACCAACCTCAGAGTTACCTTCCTGTATCAAACATAGTTGACGGTGTTGCGTCTTATTCAACTGTCTTCAACATTAACAATCCAGTTAGTCCGTTCGCAAATGGGTCGTTGGCTTTATATGTTGTCAATGAGTTGACGGCGCCTGATACTAATTTGACATCACCTGTCACTATTTTGCTTTCAGTTTCGGCCTGCGATGATTTTGAGGTGTTTTCACCACAGGATACCATAACGGGATTAGAGTATTTTCCTCAGTCAGGTTCCCAATTGATGGAGCATGGACATTCTCCTCATCGAGATCAGTCTGCCGACGTAGTTTTCGGCAATATGTTGTCCGATGACGCCACAGCCGCTATTTACCATGGTGATCCTGTCATTTCTTTGCGCACACTGTTGAAAAGGTACACGTATTCTCGAACCTGGGGAAATGTGACTGCTTCTGCAGCTAAGTATACGTGGAGACTTAACATACCTCAATTTCCGTTGTACCCTGGACGAGCATTGTTGGCGGTTGATTCCGCTACTCTACCGATTAATTTCTGCTCGACGACTTTGTTGAATTACTTCACGCCGGCCTTTTTAGCTCGGCGAGGAGGAGTTCGTCACCGTTTTGTACCTACTTCAGAAACAGTTCTTACCAATGTTACAGCAGGAAGGAGTGTGTCACCCACTGTGGTTAATGCATTGAACACATTAGTGGCAATGGGGAGTGCTGCTGTTATTGCCAGAGAGTATAGATTGAACCATTACAATGCAAGAAATGGTGTCGCTGGTTGGAATACAACCCCAAATTTTGCTGATACTGGTATTGACGTTGAGGCGCCCTTTCACACGAATCGGAGGTATTGGCCCGGACGAAATGGTCAATCTAATTCAACGGCATGGAGCGGTCAAGGGGTAACACTTTTTGCAAAGACTTTCCAGGCAGCTGCGGCATTTGCGGTCATCCAGGTGGATCATTACGTATCTGGAGCCGATGATTTT